CATCTCGATATAACTTTGCTACTCGAATGCATTCCATTGCCCCGTTATTACCGTTGGCCAAATGCTCTACATCACCGGCACATCTCCACGCCCATTTCGAATTGACTTCGGGCGGATAGGTGTTGCAGAGATGCCAAGTGTTACGATCCGATGTTAGGATTTCGTATTTAAGTAATACGAATGTTTTGACATCATCCATATTGATTATTTTCATAATTACATAATTCTTCAATTAATATCTTCGTAATAGTTTCAATAGTGGTAAAATCCTTGGCTCGTTCTATAAACGCCCCTTTAACAAATATGTAATACAATAAATTGATATGCACTTTACGAGAAATTTCTGTAATCCAATTATGGATTACCTCGTGCTTTGATATCTTACCATTGATATAATTTTCTATCAAGTCAAAATTATTTCTCGAAGTTTGGTAATATTTGTGATCAGGATGCAGATATAAATCGACATCAATAATTCTCAAAATAGTATTATACAATACCTTCTCTGGATAAGTTTCACAAAATTTCCACGTAGTTGAATCCCCCGTAATAATTTCATATTTAAGTAAAACAAAGGATTCAATACTTGTCATTTTTATTTAGTGAGTTTCAGGAATTACATATTGATATTTTCCAAGTCCGCTGTCAATATCAATTTTCACTGCTCCTTGATCTGAAAATGACATTACACAACTCTTTGATGATTGTCCAATTTTCAAAACACCTAACACATGATTCAATGGATATTGGCGACTTGCTAAATTACCAGTTACATTTTCTGCAACTACAATTTTACTGTTATCAGCTACACCACCACCAATATTGAAATACAAAGATCCTTTATTTACAGATACAGTGAATGACTTTTCATATGATCCGTGAATTCCAGACAAATGATACAGTTCGCTTAATTTGGAAAAATCTGGAGTAATTATTAAATTCCAATTAGCACCTCTAAACGGTGGAACTCTAAGATTATCATCAATCATCTTCTGAGACATAAATCGATATTCGGAATTAGTTCCCGTAGAACCTTCAAATTTAAGTCCTACTGCATACTCAACGTCTTCTTTATTCTTCTGTGTAATTATTTGAATAGTGGCATCACTGTATCCTGGATTATCAATATATCCCTTTAACAAGTTTAATCTTGTCAATCCAATTGTTTCAGCAATGCCTTCGATGTTAGTATGCAACGACCCATACATAATAACATTAGTATCAATCATTGATTCAATTTTTGTTTCTTTAGCTGAACCAAGCACCTTAACCATTTCAAACCCAAGACCGTGTGTATGTTTCAAGATATCTTTAAAATTATCTAAAATCATTATTATTCCTTTTTAATTATTATATATTGCTACTTTATGCATTATACTACATTTTTTTAAAATTGCCAAATTTACCTTGCTGAAAAATCAAATAACGATTCTAATTTTTCAAAAGATTTGTCTGTTCTATCTAATTCCCAATCAAGGCACCCAAGTAAATTTCTAACCTTCTGATCAACTACCGATTCCATCATTTCACCACTATCAAATGGTAATTCTAAGAACCAACTCGGTAAATGGACCTCATCTACAGGAAATGCAATACTAGTCATTAAATTATCAGGGGTTTGTTTCAATTTACATACAATGACTTTCTGTCCATCAATAATTCTTAATGAATGCTGATCGTGATTTAATTCACGCAATTTATTCCAATTTAAACTAGCCTTCACATGGCCTGGCATCGTTGCCGATCCTGCGTTAATACCAGCAAATCTATTCTTTAGATAACTCTCTTCTTTATTCTTATAAAATGTTAATTTATTTACTGCTCGAGGAGTTCCTTGCTGCCAAGGTTTCAAATCTTCGAATTTTTTCTTAAATTCTTTGATCTTTGAAATGACATATTCTTCTCCTTTATCAGTTAGAGTGTCTAAAAGAATTTCTGATAAAAACTCCTGAACAAATTTTGGAGTATCTGCTCTTTTCAAATCCAACCCCATAGCTTTAACTTTACCAGGCTTGCCATCTATATCAAGTCGGATTCCATCCTTCTCATACACAAGCGCAGCATATCTCTTTTTGACAATAAAGATTCCACTTTCCGCAACAATTTCTCTCGAACTCGCAATAACTCCTGTACTCTTTTCAACAGGAACATTAAGTTTTTCTTTTAGATGCTTAGGAAATGTCGCACTAACTTCCTTAGCAATATTATTATACAACTCAATAACACTTTCCTTAGTCCATACAATGTTACCAGATTTAACATCATCTTTAACTAATGGATATACGGAGAAATACGTGGAATTATGAACTAAAATATCATTTCCAAAGAACCACGGATGATTTTCGTTACTCATTGTTATATCATATACATATTCATCCGATGATGGCGTAATTTTTTTAACCGACTTTACTTTACCTCGATGCAATAAATTAATCTTCACAGATAATGATATAATTATATCATTATCTAATATTTGCGCTGGCTTAACATCAATTAGTTTACCACCCCTTTCTATCATTATAGAGTGATCTTCAGTAACAGTAATTACATTACCCAATTCGTCTTCAATCTCATATAAATCCTTAGACACTTTATGTCGATAAATATGATCAATATTACCCATATATGATTTATTTTCAACTGGATCAAAACTTGTAACCATTAATTCTGGATCATACGCATATTCTTTATCATTATTAGTCCATTTCTCATTACAAGATTCAAATAAAGCTTCGATAGAAATATCTCCAGATAAAGTTTTTATAATAGTCGATCCAACCACACTATCTGTGTCGCCCGAAATTACTGCTTCACCATAGTGGTCATAAATGCCAGTTACAAACTTGTTTGTTTCTGATGCCATATGTTTTGTAATGGTGCGTCCAGACAATGTTACTGACTGACCAAGTCGTTGATCGAAATATCGTGATCCTGCATTAAGCAAGGCACCGGTAGGCCGAATTGAGGCCAATTTTTCGTGTTAACTGAAGTTTATCATAGTACGAATACAAATCTGACCATACTTGTTTATACTCGTCTAATGGTTGTATTTTCTTATTGGTAACACAAAGGCCCCATTCTTCGAGAAATTTGAGTATTCTAAATTTGTCTTTTGTTTTTAATATCTTATCTAAATGTGATCGATCAAATGTTCTTAGTTTATTCAGGGTAATTTTCATTCTTATTCCTCCTTATTCCTGTGTAAATTATTCTCTCGTACTTTCATTACCACCGCAGTATGTGCTTTGATAATCTCGGATTAAAATAAATCTCCCAATTCATCTGGCAAATCTATGCCATGCACTATTCGGTTTATTCCTTCCGCCGTTTTCTGAAGTTTCTTTCTTTCATTATACCAACGAGTTAACAATCCAGGAATTATGCCTTCGATATCAGTTCTAAAAATTGTTCCATTAGCACTAATGCACCAATTTCTACCATCTTCGAAAATCAATGATCTAAGTTCAGAACCAGTAACCTCAAATGAATCTCCATTCTCCATTTTCAATGTAAGTTTTTCGCCGATGTCATTATTATAGAAATATTCCATTTCTAATACATTGAACCTATCGTTCCACCAGGCTGCGAAAGTATTCTTTGCACCCTTTCTTTCCCATAACGCAATTGCATTATTGGTCTCGACTAATTCAATTTGTCCTATGATAGTTTCTGGACTCATGTTAAATGCTCGAATAACAGATGGATACAGGGATTTCATGTCTGTGCTACCAATCCATCTATGAAATCCTTTCTTTGGTGTTGCTACCCAGGCACCCGCAGCTCTTACAGCATTGCCTTCTTTGTCACTTTGTGGCCTATCAAGCACAATCATATTTCTATTATGTGCTTCGATCATAATTGCTTGGTCTGTAACTGCGACCGCACCCATTGTTGCTAATAATGAAACGCAATTAGAATGAGCAATAGAATTTGCTAAATCAATAAATTGCAATTTCTTATCAATCTTATCAAGTAGCGCAGTATCTTGAATATTGTATTCTAAGAATTTTTTATAATCGCAATTATATAATTCATCTAAGGTCCCATCATAGGGAATTTTTTTATCACCAACTTCAAGTTCAGCAATTGCATTCAACGCATAACTATGTCTTTCTTCATAATTATATTTTTTATACAAATCCATATAATCTAAATGAATTCTACCAATTAAATCATACGTAGGCAATTCCTTACCGCCGCGTTCAATAGTTCTTGCTGCTGGCTCTTGATCCCACAAACATAATTTTCTTATTTCATGTTTTCCAAGAACTCTTTTCATTCTATTTATTAAATATGGAATATCATACACTGAACTATTCCAACCGTGATAAAATATCAGCGTCCTGAATTATATCAATAAATGTTTGTAGCATTTCAAATTCAGTTTTACAAATAATAGTATTACCAACTTCGTCTGCAATTTTTAATGCTTCTTCCCATGTATATGATTCTGGTGGCACTGATACACAAATAATTTCATTTATCCATTGTAAATGAACTGAGATACTAGTAATAAAATTATTTGCGTCACTAGCATCAGACCATCCTAATGCCTTATCAAAACTTGTTTCGATATCGAAAAATGCTACATTTGGGCTTGGTAAGTCTGCATGTTGATAATTTTGTTCTAAGCAACGATATACTACATTTACATTACTTTCCCACGCCCTTGCATTCGAACTTAATGATTTTAATGTTCGATATTTTTCATCTAATGATTTCGGAGAAATTTTTCTTAATGAATCTCCATAAATTGATTTATAATTTCCTTTTGGGTCGCTAATAAAGAAATGATGGTCTGCAGGATATTCCTTAAATATCCTTTCACCGTTTACTCTCTCAACAACCTTAACAGTTTCGTGCTCACCGACCCTTTTTATTATAGAAACAATCAATATACATTAATTAACCTCTGCCAATAGCAACCAACAAATCTTCCACTTCTTGAAAATCTTCTTTTATTTCTGTTAAATTTGCTTTGAAGGAAGTCTTGATTACCTTATTAATTTGTGCTGGTTTAACATCGAGTTCTTCAGCAATGGCTTTTACAGTTTCGCTTAGACCTTCTCTTAAATCAGAAATTTCCTGCATTACGTTACACCCGTCAAACACAAGTTGTTTGAGTTTTGCGATATCGTGAGGTGTTAAAGATTTTGACATAAAATGCATCTCCTTTTAAATTATTATGATATAATTATAGCAAATGACTTAGACAAAGTCAAGTCATTCAAAATAAATTAATACTTGCCTACTACGTTTGATGTGGTTCCGGTAGTTCCACTTTTTGGATCAGGAACTGGATATCCGTGAATTGGAGAAAATAATCCGTGTATTAAATGTGCAGGATCAGATGCACCGAGTAAATTTACTCATTTGGTCTGGCATATATAGATTCAACCAATTAATGATTATTGATCGGCAATCGTGATTTGGATCTTGTTTAGCGGCGGCTTGAAATTCTGCATCTAGATCATCTGTTACTAAAATTCCATCTAAAATGACAGACGCAATTTCAGCAGGAACTGGATTATTAAGTCTTAATTTTAGTTCTTCAAATTCACTATTTGATAATGGAATTGTGTGTATTGCTTCTGTGAGATTTTCTGATATATCTTTTACTGTTTTTAAATCATTATTTAAATTCTTTTGATAGAAATTTCTTTCTCTTGGCTTTAATTTATTTGATTTTAATTTATCAGAATAACCACTGATTCTTTTTCTTAATACATCAAGTTCATGTAGAGCTTCGTCCTTTGACAAAAGGCTGTTATCTTTAAATTCTTTTGGTTTTAGAAGCTCTACTATTTTCATATTTACAATTTAAGGTTAAATGCTTGTTTCATAGATTCTGGAATTAATTCGATATTATGATCTTTCGCGATTGCAACAATTAATGGCAATGAAAGGATTCCAAATGGAAGTAATGAAATAGTACATAATCCTACGCCTTTGAGTAATTCTTCAAATTGAATATTAGCATTAGTCACATCTTCTGTGCTTGTAATTCCAAGACCAAAATTGTAGTAAGTTTTGAATATATTATTTACATTTTCAGATTCGGTTTCAAAAACTGTTTTTAGTTTTTCAAATCCATTTTTTAAATCTGTTTCGCTTTTTGGAACCAATTTTACAAATTCAGAAGTTACATTAAGCACTTTAGTTGTAATTCTGTTAAAATCATTTATATCAAACATCTTACTTCCCCTTTAAAATTATGCCACTATTGGCCATTAATTTATCACCTCAATTGAGCGTGATTTTATTTCATATTTATTCTAACTCTATGAAATATTTTTCCTTTCCAGTTATTATCTAACATATCTGGCAAACCATTAAAAAATTCCTTTTTATTGCTATTGAGTGCATACTCACGCAATTTACTCGCACTTAGTCCCTCAATACCTTCAGATGAATCTCTTTCACCTATAGATATTACTTTAAAATCTTTGATTCCCCATTTCTTAGCATATGGAGACATTTTATTATTAAATTCGTTAATTCGATCGCCACCAACCACCATTATTACTTTTTTGTAACCATTATTAGCAAAATACTCTAATGCCTGGAATGGTGTTTTAATTTTTACATCAGTTGAAATATTTACTTTTGGTAAACACGTTCTAATGATTGTTTTCTTGAAAGCCCATTTTAAAGGATCAGTAATAGGTTTATATTTTTGAGAAATATAAACCTTATGATCTGCGTTCAATTCAGTTGAAAGCTCCATCACCTTTTGTATTAGTAATATATGTGATTTGGTCGGTGGTGTCATTCTTCCAAACGTAAATATAATAGTGTCTGACATTTAAACTCCAATACTTTATTTATCATAATTATGTCGCTGTCTGTATAATTTATAAAAAATAGTATTAGATGTTAAAATGTTAAATATTCCTATATATGCAAGGAGTATAGGAATATGTGGATGACAAGCATCGAAATTCGTAATCATTTTAACATCCCACGGCAATGCCTTTGTAGCTGTATGTATAATAACATTAAATAATGCTATTGTCAAATGATAAATACTCATATAATGTTAACAATTAAACTACCATTCACAACAAGTGCCGAAGGCTTAGAGACAATAGAAACTCTTATGAAAGAGTATTCTCCGATTGTTAGATCAGCCTATTGCCGCTTTATGGATGGTGACTCTCAACTTCAAGTTAGGCATTATTTACGTTCAATATTTCCAAAAAAACAATTTATCCGACCAAATCACTACCTGATGTCAACTCACTTGCGAATCTATGGAAGAAAGAGCAAGTGACGAGTTGGGTATATTCTACCTGGAAAGAATTGTGTGGTTTAATCAAAAATGCGAAATTGAAGTATCGCGTTCCTATTCCTTCTCGTCGGTAGTATAATGACAGGTCGGTGGGTTTATAGATTTTATGTCTGAACGAAGTAGAGTTGTGTTTTTATCAATAAACACATAATTTTCTACAAGTTTATACAAATAAATTACTTTATAGCAGAGTTTAAATTAAAAGTCAAGAGAATTATTTATCATCCTTATTTTTATTTAATCTGTCATAAATTTTTAAAATGAAATAAATTAATGTAGCGATGCCAACCAACAAAGTGACAAATTCATTGAGCACTGGCAGATACATATGCAGATTTAATACAACCGCAATAAAAGCAGCGAGTCCATCACTAATATTTTTTGAATCCATTATATTCTCCATAGTATTTAAGAATGAACTTACATTCTTAAATATTTATCGAAAAGTTGGATATCTTTCAACTATAGTTTTAATGATTTTAGAAATGATTGATAGTCACCCCAGCACTCCTTATTTTGCTTTATGTATGGTTC